GCGACGTCCGGTTCACGGTGGGCGCGTAATCCTTGCAGAGCTGACACCATAGAGAAGGCCCGGGGCACTCCCCCGGGCTTTCTTACTTTTGACCTATGACTATGCGATACAGCCGCGCGGCAGAGCCTACCGACACCAACTTCATCAGCCTCACCAACCTCAAGAATTACTTGAGGATTGACGGCAACGATGACGACACGACGCTCGGCTTCCTGCTCACCTCCGCACGCCAGGCGTGCGAGGAATATACGGGCCGCCTCTTCGGCTCCGGCACGGTGACCTTCTACATGGACTCGTTCGAGGACAACCAGTTCCCTGCCGGGCCGGTCACGGCTATCTCGTCGGTCCAGTTCTACGACGTGGACAACGTGCTGCAGACGCTGTCGACGGCGCGCTGGTATGCCGACCTCGTTGGATCACCCCAGCGTATCGCCTTCGACGCGCCTCCGGCCGTCTACCTCGAGCGGTACAACCAGGTCATCATCAACACGACCGCAGGGCACAGCACCGTGCCCGGCCCTGTCCTCCAGGCCATGCGCCTGCTGTGCGGCCACTACTACGAAAACCGGCAGCAGGTTGTGACAGGTACCATCGCCACCGAGTTACCCATGGGCGTGCAGGCACTGCTGTCCACATACCGCGTCTACGCATGAGAATCGGCAAGATGGACCGCCGCATCGTCATCGAGCAGCCGACGGTGACGAAGGACGACTGGAACTACGACGTGGTCACATGGACGACGCTGGCCACCGTGTGGGCTGACAAGCTCGACCGTGGCTCCGGCGAGGTCGTGGAGGTGGACCGGCAGACGGCCCTCACCCGTACGCAGTGGACGATGCGCTACCGCTCGACCGTAAACTCCACGATGCGCATCCTGTACAATAGCCAGTATTACTACATCGTAGGCGTGGAGGAAATCGGCCGCCGCGAAGGCCTGCGCGTCTTTACCGAGCTTCGGAACTGATGGCAGGCTTCAACGTGCGGGTGGATGCGAGCAGCGTCAAAGCCATCGAGCAGGCGCTCAAAGAGCTGCCGCTGGAGCTCAAGAGCGGCGCCGTAGCTACTGCCCAGGTGAACGCGGCCTCCGTCCTGCGCAACGAGGCCAAGCGCCTCGGCAAGCAGCTCGGCGGCTCCGGCTCGTGGTCGAAGTCGCAGCACGTAGTGCGCGGTAACGTCAAGCGGTACTCTCCCTACGTAGTGCTCAAGACCGCCAACAAGCGTTTCAGCGTGCGGCCGGTCACCACGTTCATGGACGCGCCATCGCCCACCACCTTCGCACCCGTTAAATACAACCACCTCATCCAAAAGGGCAGCGCGCCGCAGGTGAGGACCGGCGGCTTGGGCCGTGCGGTAGGGGCCAAGCCACGGCCCAAGAAGTACGGCGAAAGAGATGGCCGCCGTTTGACCGGCAAGGGCGGCTTCATGGTGCGCAACGAGCGCAGCGGCTACATCCACCGCATCCAAAAGATTAAGCACCCAGGCTTTGCCGGACACGACATCTATCAGGAGGTGCTCGACAGCAAGGGCGACGTGGCGGTGGAGCGTTTCAACCGGGACGCCATCAAAATCATAAACCGCTACAAGCGCAAGAAAGGCTTCGCATGATCAACCTCGTCATCGACATCCTCAAGGCAGACGCCAACGTCACGGCCATCACCACCTCCGACCGCATCTACCCGCTGTCTCGGCTCGAAGGTGGTACCATCCCGGCCATCGTGGTGCAGCAAATCAGCACCGACCCTGCCGACACGCACGACAGCACCAGCACGATGGACACGAACACCGTGCAGGTGACCATCATCGAGGACAAGCCTAAAGACGCCAACGCCTTGGCGGTGCTGGTGCGTGCGGCCCTCGATGGCTACGGCGGAAACACCATCGCAGAAATCCGGCTGACCAACCAGGCCACCGACGTCTTCGAGGCCATCGACCTCTTTACGCTGACGCAGACCTACGACGTGCGCGTCATCCGCGACAACGTCACCGTGCCCTCTGCCCTTGCCGACCTCGGCGAGCTGTACCTTGACGACGTATACGACGTAGACGCCACCAGCCCCGGAGCGTACAGCCGCCTCGAATACAACAGCAGCACCTCACGGTGGGCAGCTACCACAGACCTCAACATCTACGGGGCGGTGTACAGCAACCCGCGCCTCATCACGCTGACGAACGGCACCACCTTCACCGTGGCCAGCGATGACCACCTCCTGTTTTGCAATTACGCCAGCGCCTCCGGCACGGGTGCGGCTACGCTGCGCCTGCCTGCCGTAGCTACCAGCGAAGGGCGCGAGGTGCGTATCAAGACCGGCAGCAACCTCTCCAACCAGCGGACCTTGACCCTTACCCCGGCCACAGCCGACACCACCGTCACCATCGACGGCAGCGCGTCAGCAACTATGGACCGCGACTACGACGGCATCACCGTCCACTGCATCGGAGGACAGTGGTACATCACCCAACGTAAGAGCAAATGAAGATTGCCGTACACTTCCCGGTCTACAAGCGGCCGCGCATCCGCAACATCGCCATGGACGCGCTCGACCGCGTGCGTGGCCAGTTCCTCGAGCATGGCATCGAGATGGAGGTATGCGTCATCGGTGACGACCCCGGCCTTGCGGCGGTATGCAAGAAGCGCAACTACATCCACTACGAGGTAGGCAACCACCCCGTCGGGCGGAAGTTCGAGATGGGCCTGCGCTACATGCTGCGGCATATGCAGTTTGACTACCTGATGGAGTACTGCTCGGACAACATCCTGCGCAACGACTGGGCGGAAAAGATGGCCAAGGAGCTGAAGGCCGGCCGAGCTTGGGTGGCACATGCCGCCTTCTACATTGTCGACAGCAAAACCGGACAGACCCACCTCTTTAGCGGGCGCGGCCAGTCCAACGTCGGACGCTGTACCTCGCGCAAGCTGGTGGAAGCCTGCCAAAAGCACCGCGGCCACTGTTACGAGTACGAGCTGATGAGCGGCCTTGACGCGTGCTTCCGCACCAACATCAGCCGCTGCACCGACCAGCTCACCTTTCTGCTCAAGAGCGAGACCCCTATGATTGTGGACATCAAGAGCGAGGTCAACATCAACACCTTCCGCGGCTTCGCCAACAAGCCCGACCGCTTCCCTCCCACGGAGGTAGTCGGCGACTTTCCCGAACTTTCCCAACTGAAACCCTTTAATACGACCACCTAATGGCAACCACTGGCAAAATCCGGTCCAACGCGATCGGCATCTTCATCTCCAACGAAAGCGCCGACAGCGGCACCTTCAGCGGCAACACCTACGGCGACGTCACCTCTGCCGAGAATGACACCTGGGAGATTGTAGCCTGCGCTACCTCCGGCACCTTCAGCGGCTCTATGGAAGTCATCGACGCCACGACCAAAGACAACGACGGCGAGCGCGAAATCCTGACCTCTTCGCTGTCGTGGACGATGACCGCCGACGGTCTTGTCGAGTATGGCTTGAGCAGCTCTGTCCGCAGCGCGGCCGACCTCTTCACCCTGTGGAAAGCCAAGACCAAGGTGAAGGTGGCGTGGACCACCGGCCTCGACGGAGACCTCATGTACTGGGGCAAGGCGTACATCACCAGCTACGAAGAAACGGCTGGCCTGAACGAAGTGGCCTCTTTCTCTGTTAACTTTGAAGGCGACGGCACGATTTACAAGGCTATCCTCGACACCAACTTCGCGACCTTTAACCTGAACACGTAATGGCCAATAAGCTCCAAGGCAAGTTCTCCCTGCAACTGACGGACGACCTGACGGTGGATGTCTGTCTCAACCTCTACGCACTCAACCTCTTCCTCGAAGAGGAAGGCGCACAGCTGGACCAGTTGCAGGAACTCTTGGAGCAGAAAGCCCTGGCAAACCTCCCGAAGCTGGTGTGGGCAGGAGTCAGGACACAGGCCATCCTTTCCGACCAAGAGCTGCCGCTGAACTTCCCCAAGTTCGCGGCGCTCTTCGGTTCGGTCAGCTGGGACGACGTGAGCAAAGACGTGCTCACCGCCTTGCAGCTGGACACAAAAAAAAAGTAAGCGGAGAGAGCGGCAAGGGTGAGCCGTTCGACATGAGGTCCTTGTACGTCGCTTGGCTTGAGCGCGGCAAGGACCCTTCTATTTTCTGGAGCAGTACCTTCGGAGAGGTAATGATACTCCTGCGCTCCTATGAATTCAGAGACGAGCTCCAGTGGATGCACACCAGCGCCGTCATGGCTATGCTGGCGAATATCCACCGAGCAAAGAATTCACGCGCATACGAGTGGACGGACTTCAATCCATACTCATCGTCTCGCAAGAAGTCAGCCGCGCCCAAGATCACGGCCAAGCACACCCAGCTCTTCGACAAGATGAGCAAAGCACTGAACAGGAAAGATGGCTAAAGACGCAATCCTAAATATCATATTTGGCGCCAACACGAAAGAGCTGGACAAAGCTCTTGACGGCGCCACGAAACGGCTGCGCGATACGGCGGGCAAGATGAACGACTTGGGCAAGTCCCTGTCCATCGGCCTGACCGCACCCATCGCCGCCTTCGGAGCTGTCGCGACAAAGAACGCGGTGGACAGCGCCAAGGCCATCGCCCAGGTGGAGGCGGCTGTCAAGTCGACCGGCGGTGCTGCTGGAAAATCCGTTTCCGAATTGGAAGCGATGGCTGATGGATTGCAGCGCGTGAGCTTGTTTGACGACGACGAAATCCTGAAGGACGTGACAGCAAATATGCTGACGTTCACGAACATCACAGGAAAAGAATTTGACCGCGCGCAACAGGCCACACTTGACCTCTCTACTCGTTTAGGAACGGATTTAACGAGCGCTACTGTTCAGGTAGGCAAGGCTCTCAATGACCCTATCAAAGGTGTGACCGCCCTCGGCCGCGCCGGGGTGCAGTTCACCGCACAGCAGAAGGAGCAAATCACCGCGATGCAAGAGGCCGGTGATATTGCTGGCGCTCAAAACATTATTCTCGGCGAGTTAGAGAAACAATTTGGAGGCGCCGCAAAAGCAGCCGCAGACGTTGACCCTTACACGCAGCTATCAAAAGAAATCGGCAACCTGTCCGAAGATTTTGGCAAAATCATCAACGAGTTTCTGAAGCCTCTGCTGGTGGTAGTTCGACGTAATGTTGACGCTATCAAAGGCTGGAGTGACGAAACAAAAAAGACCGTGCTCATAGTAGGCGGCCTGCTTGCAGTGCTCGGTCCTACGCTGCTTGCAGTCAGTAGCCTGATTAACGCCTACACCACAATCAAGGGCGCCCTGCTGGCTGCGAAGACCGCACAGCTGGGCTTGAATACATCCATTCTTGCTAATCCTTACGTTGCGGCGGCAGCAGCTGTCGGAGTATTGATTGGGGCAATGGTGCTGTACAAGAGTGAGACCGACAAAGCCCGCCAAGCCAAAGAGGATTTTGATCGCATCATCGCAGGCAAGCAAGGCCGCGAAGCGTTGCAGCTTATCGACCAAGAGCTGGCAACTGCGAATACGCAATGGCGCGAAAACTACCGCCTCGTGCAGGCAAACGCAAAGGCGGTGGCTACATGGGCTGCTGCTGGCAAGGAGGTGCCGCAAGATGTTCAACGCAGCGCGGATTCTCTTAATGCTCTGGACAAGCAGCTACGCGACAACATTGCCAGCTTGACTCGGCAACGGCAAACGGCTATACAGCAGCAGCTGCAAGGACAAAAGGACGCGGAAACCTTGCGCAGGCTCACGGAAAAACAAGATGAGAATACAGAAAGTATTGATACGAATGTTCAATCACTTATAACAGCTACATCAGAAAGCAAAACCTACGAGGATACCCTCCAGGATAGGTTGAAGGACATCGATGCGGAATACAAAATCACCGGTGACCTTAACACGCGTATCGAGCAGACAGCAGACGCCTACCGCGATGCAGCCATTGCCGCCCAACGGCTTGGCGAAGTAGAACGAGCCAAAGAACTGAAGGCGCTCATGCAAGGGCAGGGCGGAGTGGCTGGGCTGACCCCTATCGCACCAGGGCAAATCGCCAACCCAGCCCTGCAAGGGCGCGGCCTTATGACCAACCCAGCCGATGCCGCCAGGACTGCGGAGGCCGCTGCGTATGCCGAGCAGCTGGCCGCCATCGACGAGATTGTCGTCAACCTCGGGCAGAATATGGAGGCGGTGGGCGCGCAGTTCGGCGAAAGCCTCGGCATGCTCATCACAGGTGCCGAAGGTGCGGAGGAAGCCTTGAAGGCCACCGCCCGTGCAGCTATCGACGCAGCCTTCAACGCCGCGACAGCCCTCGCCATTCAAGCGGCAGGGCAGACCGCGGTAGGTTCCGGACCGGCGGCTGCCATCGTCCTGCCTGCCCTCATTACCGCGGGCATGGCGCTCATCAAGTCCGTCTTCACCAACCTCGTGGGACTGGCGACGGGCGGTCTCACCACCGGGCCGATGCTGGCCATGATTGGTGACAACCCATCCGGCAAAGAGGCGGTCATCCCCTTCGAGCGCATGGGCGAGTTCCTGCAAATGGCAGGCGCAGGACAATCACAGAACGTCGTGGTTACCGGCCGTATCTCCGGCAACGACATCCTACTCACTAACGACCGGGCCAGCCGCGACCGGTCACGTATCCGCGGATTCTGATGGCATACAACCTCCGACTGTACAGCGAGTTTACCGACCACGAAGGCGACACGTGGCGCGTCAACATCTACCAGGATAGTTACGGCGGCTCCAGCTCCAGCTTCATCCTCGGCGCCGACGGCTTTATCCTGTCGTATGAAGGCGACAACCAAAGCCGGTACCAGCCTATCATCGGCTCGTCGGTGGAGATACCCTTTACGGAGACCACGAGCGCACACACCAACTTCCTCAACGCCATCGCCACCTCGGCAGAAGGCGACTTCACGGTGGGCATCTTCCGGGATCCTGACGGAGCCAACACGCTCTACTGGGGTGGCGTCCTGCTCGGCGACCAGTGCGTGCTCATAGACGAGGCTATGCCGCGGCGGGTGGCCCTGAAGGCGTCCGACGACCTCGGCAACCTCCAGCAAATACTCTACAACAACGCAGGCACCGGCTACGGAGGACACGCCACCGTGCCCACCCACCTAATCACGGCCCTGTCGTGGGTGCGCCACTCGCACCTGTGGACCTCGTCCACGGTCATGCTCAAGTACGTCGACGACTTCTACCCCGACAACGCACCCACCGCCAGCAACTACCTCAACCAGGTCACCGTCTACCACAACGGCTTCTACAACCCCGACGAGGATGGCGTCAACCAGTTCCTGCCTATCTACACCATCCTGGAGAGCTTCGCGACCGCGTTCAATGCGCGCATCTTCCAAGCGAACGGCACCTACTGGTTCCTGCCTGTAGGCGCCTACCAGTACGACGACACCATCAACTTCTACACGGTTACCAAAGCGGGAACCGTCAGCGGCTCGAGCACCAGCCTCGCCACCTCCCTGACCATAGACAGCGACGCCATCAAGCTCCGCGGGTACGAGCACAGCTACCTGCCGCCACTCAAGACGGTGGTACGCACGCAAAAGTACAGCGGCAACATCCCGCGCATCTTCGACGGGCTGCACACCAAGGCAGAGTTTGGCACGACCTTAAGCGATGCCGACTTCGACTTCGACCAGGACAGCATCTTTCGCCTGACCGGGACGTTCCGCTGTACGCAGCCAGGCGACAACACCACCACGGGCAACACGCGCCTGCGCCGCTTCCGCCTGCGCTTTACCCTGAAGGTAGGCAACTACTACCTCAAGCGGGTGGCCACCTTCGCCGGAACCGCCTACGACTTCCAAATGGAGGCGGGCGAGGTGCTCACGTACACCCCATTCACATACGGGGCTATCTCGTGGGAACTGACCGCCAGCACCTACGACGTCATCACGCCATACTACGACGTCAACCGCGGGCTGACCGGGGATACCACTATGGTCGTGCCGCTCGACTTCCTGACACCCGAGCTGACCGCCGCCTCGAACGGCATGGACCTGACGCTGGCCATCGCAAACATCAGCTTCAACGGTAGCGCCTCGTCCGTCACCAACGTAGACACCAACTACACGGTGCAGCTGCTGCGCGTGGATCAGGTGGATGAGGACGAAACCAACGGGGACGAGGTGACCTATACCGCCACCGGCCTGTCGAGCAGCCGCGTGCAATACGAGCAGGCCAAGGTGTACGTCGGCGACGCGGTAAGCACCAGCAGTTTGGGCGTCCTGCGCGTCGTAGACACTCCCGACCTACCGCTGGCGACGGGGTGGAAGTCGCTCAACTACACCAGCACCGCCATAGGTATCCACCTGCTCGGAGTGCGCGAGGTGCTGGGCGGACAGCGCGTACACACAAAGACGCAACGGGGCACCTTCTACAAGGGACCCATCGAGATGTACAACTTGTTGAGCGATGGCGGCGACCTGTACCTCCCGTTCCAGCTGACGTTCTACGCCAACCGGCGGCAGGTCGAGGTGGAGTCCTTCTTTGTGGCCCGCGACCTGACCGGCATCACCAGCGACGACGGCGGCCGGCGCAACGTCAACCCGCCGGTAGATGGCTATCCTGGCAACCCGGACGGCGGCCTGCTGGCAGCATTCAACTCCGCCTTAAACAACGCCTACCAGGTGGGCGGTGACGTGCTCGCCGTGGATGAGCTGGTCACGAAGCTGTACAACACGTTCCAGCCTGTAGGCGACGACTACGCCAGTACGAAAATCACGTACGAGGAAAGCAAGACCGACGGCATGAACGTCGAGCTGACGCAGGGGCAAATCACTATGGCTTCCAGCTCCGGCAACACGCTCATGGGCCTGCGAGAATCTTCGCCCGGCACGTGGGACTTGTACCTGCAGGACGACGCCACACCGACCCCGGCCAGCGTGCTGACCATGACGGCCACCGCAGCGGCAGGCGTGGGCTACGTAGGCATTAACACGGAGACACCCACCGCGCCTCTCGAGGTCACAGGCGCCGTCAAGATTACCGGCTCCATCACCATCACCGGCACCGTCGACGGCGTAGACGTTAGCGCCCTCAAGACCACGGTGGACGGGCTGTCCGCAGGCACCGGCGACACTTCCAACTTCTGGGCATTCTATCTTGCAGATTAAATGGCTATCAACTACAAGCTCGTCACCGCTACCAGTGACGCCTCATCTCCGGACACCGTCTTCACCGCTACGGCGGTGGCGACGCACGTCAAGTCCATCCGGATCGCAAACGAAAGCGGCGGAGCACTCACCTACCACCTCGCCGTCTACGACCACAGCACATCCACCGAGGTGCTGCTCACCGTGCCCGCGACCAGCCTGCCGGACGACGACGTCGACTTGATGGTGGAACCCATCAACCTACAGAACAACGACTACATCAAGCTGTACAGCTCCGGCGCTGGGGTGAAGGTGGCGCTGACGCTGGCGGAGAACACGGACGTGGCCGGCGCGACTACCTCCGACGACCTGGCGGAAGGCACCACCAACCTCTACCTTACGAGCGCGGAGCGCAGTAAGCTGTCCGGCATCGCTACGGGAGCAGAGGTGAATCAGAACGCCTTTAGCAACATCGCTGTCGCAGGGCAGACGACGGTCGCAGCTGATGCCAAAACGGACACTTTTACCCTTGTTGCAGGGACAGGAGTAACAATTACCACCGACGCAACCACCGACAGCATAACCATTACCAACAGCGCGACGGGCGCCAACGCCTTCGGCAACGTAGCGGTCAGCGGACAGACGACGGTGGCGGCAGACAGTACGAACGACACGCTGACGTTGGCCGCAGCCAACAGCAACGTCGTCCTGACCACCGACGCCACCACCGACACGGTGACCGTTGGGCTCGGGACCGATTTGGTGGTGGGTTCTGTGACCGCTACCACCGGCAACTTGGCGACGTTGGCCAACGTCACATGCGTAGACGTTACCTCCAGCGGCACAGCCAACCTGACCAACGCCGTCGTGAGCACCTCGCTGACTGTCACGAGCATCAGCTTCACCGGCGGCGGCACCAGCACCATCGGCCCGGACAACAGCCTGCCGACCGACCCGTCCGACTTACTCATCCGCTCCAACGGCAACGTCGACGTGGTGCTGGACTATGACGACGACGAAAGCTCGCAGGCGTTCCGCGTCAAGGACGGCGACAACAACATCATATTCAGCGTTGACGAGGACGGTATCAGCGTGGCCAACGGCACGGCATCGACCGGCGCGGTCATCCGCCTGGGAGAAGCCACCGCCAATGGCAGCAACTACGTCGCCATCCAAGCGCCCGCCTCACTTGCCGCGAACGTCACCTACACCCTGCCCACCGCGGACGGAACGAGCGGGCAGGTGCTGACCACGAATGGATCGGGGACGCTGTCGTGGGCAACGGACGCGACCGGCGGAGGTGCCAGCTACAGCGCGGTGCGCACCCAGTCAGGAACCAGCTACACCCTCGTCCTCGGCGATGCAGGCGACTACATCCAAACCACCAGCACCACGGCCGTGACTATCACTGTGCCCTTGCAGTCCTCCGTGGCGTGGGCTGCAGACACGGAGATTTACTTCGAGCAGAACAACACCGGGCAAATCACCATAGCAGGAGCCGTAGGCGTGACCATCAACAGCAGCGAGACCCTCAAGAGCTTCGCCCGCTATTCGGTCATAGCTCTCAAGCGGGTGGCAGAGAACGTGTGGACCTTAACCGGAGAACGCGCACTGGTATGATGTTCCTCAAGGCAGTAAGCGCAGGGCGGCGCAGGTATCCTGTCATCACAGACGGCTTGAAGTTGTACCTCGACGCGTACAACCTCGACAGCTACAGCGGCTCCGGAGGCACGTGGACGGACCTATCCAACAGCGGGTACAACGTCACTATCACAGGACCAACGTGGACTACCAGCGGTGGCCGTAGGTACTTCGAGTTTGACGGGGTAAACGACTACATGGAAGGCAACAGCGACACGAGCATATTTGACATCAACACAAGCGGAAACACGTGGTCCTTTTGGATTTATTGGGTTACATCTCCAGCACTGCTCGATGGTATCGCCGTCACCTACCTCGACACCTCGAGCGGTGGTGCAAACCTAAAATACTCTGCTTTCGACCACCGCAATACCGACGCAGGAACGGGAACAGGTGCTGGTTATTGCTTCTCTGTTTATGCGTCATCTCCTGCGCTAATTGACAAGAGGACCACATATGCAGAGACAGTCCCTACAGGCGTATGGACGCAAATCACAACTACATTCATTTACAACACAAGCACCACCGCAACCTTCAAGATTTATAAGAACGGAAGCGAAGTGACCACGGAAGACCATACCATTAGCGGCACCACATGGGGCGCTTTGGACTTTCGCCGTCCTTTCTTTGGCGCCGTAAACCTGGACGGCACCATGATACGATTTAACAACATCCGACTGGGCGAAATCTTGCAATACAATCGCCCATTGTCTGCTACCGAAATCAGCAACAATTACAACAGCACAAAGACAAACTACGGGCTATGACCTACTGGTACCACCTCTACACCCTTGCGGAACTACCGAGCGTTCCGTGGCACCTATTCAAGCAGACACTGCTGTGGAACCTGGCGGGTACCGAGTTTATGCTTGAGTACAAACAAGAGCCAGCCGACAAGACGGGCGTGCTTACCCGCGAAGAGGCCGCGGCATTGAGCAAGACCGACGAATGGCAAAACAACGACCCGAACCTTGGCCAAGGCTAAAGCACAAGCCCAGCCCGTCCGCATCGAGCGGCAGGTAAGCAGGCCCGGCGTACACGCCAAGACAAAGGAGGGCACGCACAAGCGCGGGAAGAACTGGCGCAAGCCCTACCGCGGCCAAGGCAGGTAATTCTGCTGCAGTATATTCGCCGCCATGGGCATCGATACTGTCATCTCACTATTCGCGGCCCTCGGCGCCGTGGCCGGCATCTACGTCAAGATGAGCAACGACGTCGCACGGCTGAAGTCCCGCGTGATACAGCTGGAGCTGAATGACAACGACACACGCAAGCAGCTCCGGGAGATAGTTGACAGCATCCATAAAATTGAGCTCACGCTCGCGCAGCTGTTGGCTCGCCTCGATCGTTGAACTGGTACAACCATCGCATGAGATACTTTAAGCTGACCGAGTTCGACAGCCCCGACGCGCCCGGCTCCGGCGCCAAGATGGACAAGGAGTTCCTGGCTATGATTGACGAGGCCCGCCACCTCGCCGGGGTGCCCTTCAAGATTAACAGCGGCTACCGCACCCAGGCCCACCACAACAGCCTGGCCAAGAAGGGCTACAAGACCGCCAAGAACAGCGCGCACCTGCGCGGCTTCGCAGCGGACATCCACGCGCCCGACAGTCGTACACGCTACGCCATCTTGCAGGCGCTCATCAAGGTGGGCTTCAACCGCATCGGCGTGGCCAACACCTTCATCCATGTCGACAACGACCCCAGCCTCCCCGAAGAGGTCATCTGGACATACTAAAATGAAGCAGCACGGACCAACCACCTGGTCCGTGTCCTACACCCGCACCGCCACGGACGGCCCGGCCAAGTTTCTCCTGCTTTCCGACGTCCACTTCGACAGCGTCAAGTGCGACCGAGACCGGCTCAAGCGGCACCTCGACGAGGCCGTGGCGAAAGACGCCGCGGTCTTTTGGTTTGGGGACTGGTTTGACCTGATGCAAGGCATGTACGATCCACGGCGCAGCTACGCCGGACTGCGACCGGAGTACAAGTCCATCACCTACCTCGACGACGTCATCAACGACAGCATCGAGTTCCTCCAGCCCTACGCCGACCGGTGGCTGTTCATGGGCCGTGGCAACCACGAAACCAACATCGAGAAGCGCCTGAGCACCTCACCCATCGACCGGCTGTGCCAGGGCATGGGCGGCATCGTTTCGCCAGGCAGCTACAGCGGGTGGATAAAGATCCAAATGACCAGGTACGAGAGCGCCAGCTTGGTCCCGATGCTGATGCACTTCCATCATGGCTACGGAGGCAACGCGCCACGCTCCAAGGGCGTCCTCAACGTCGACCTCGACCAGAAAGAATGGCCGGATGCCGACGTCATCGTGAGCGGCCACACGCATCAGAAGTGGCACGTGCCCATGACGGTAGAGCGCATCGGGCAGCACATGGCGCTTCGCGAGGAGACCGTGCACCACGTGAAGCTTGGCAGCTACAAGATGCTGGACCGCTTCGCCGGGTGGGAGGTGGAGAAGGGCTTTGCACAGCCACGCCTCGGCGGGTGGTGGATGGATGTGCACCTACAGCGCACGAGAGTAGGGACGACAGAGAAAATTAACCACCGCACTACCTTCACCGAAGCACACTAACCAACCCTAAACCATGTGGGACTTCATTATCGAAAACTGGGCGGAGCTCACGCTGGCCCTGCTCTCTCTGCTGGGAACTATGACGGCTCTGACGGAGAGTCAAGCGGACGACACTTACGTAGACGTCGTCAAGCGCGTCATCAACGCGATCGTGCTGGGCAAGCCGAAGAAGTGAAGCCCACCTTCGATTTGGCTTCCATCCTTGGGCGCCTGGACATCACCGAAATCTTCAAGACGAAGGGCGACCTGAAGCGGTGGTCGGCCAAGCGGACGGTGGGCGGAGTCATCGCCCTGACCGCCTGCAACGACATCATGGCCCACGGCATCACTTGGCCAGCCGTTGCACTTTGCGCGGTGGCTGTTACACCGTTGTGCCTATCTTTCGCGGAGTAGTACGCACACTACGGACCGGCTATTTGTTTGATTTGGTTGGCCCTGCCCCTAACGAGGGGCGGGGCTTTCTTGTTCACATAGGTATGTGGGAAAGAAATTTCCTCAAAAATTAGCGCGGGCTAAAGAGGTAATGTATCATTGCCGAGTCAACCAATCAAACAACTGACGCATGAAAGATTACTTGGAACTTCCAATCGCGGAGATGGAGGTGGAAGACGCCACCTTCGAAGTTCAATTCGAAGCGTGGACAGACAAGAGCGGTCCTGGACCGGACGAGAGCCACATCGACATCCTGAAGGTCACTTTGCGGTGCGGCAAGTGGAACATCGACGTGACCGAGGTGATGCAGTGCAGCGACGATCTGCGCGGCCAAATTGAGGCCTACCTCGACTTTACCAGCGGGTACTGATGGACTACCGAGCACTCGAGCAGGACTACATCAACCTGCGCAAGATGTACGCCATCGCCCACAGCTTCATCGTGGAGGTGGAGTCAGGCAGCATCGACTACCTCGTCGTGCAGAAGGCCAAACAAGTATTAAACGACCTAAAAGACCTCGACTAATGCCACGCCATTACACACAGGAAGCCTATGAAGAGGCACTCCGCTACGAGCAGCGCTTCACCGAACTGGTGCAGGAGCTGAAGGAACGCATCGAAGCCAAACACCCCGGCAAATTCAATTTCAACAAGTGATGGCACGCAACCACTACACCACCAACGGCCCGCGCATCGCATCCACGTCGATGCCGGAGCGGGCGCCCGAGAGCTTCAACGCCTGGCAGGAGGAGCTGCAATGGGAGCGCGACCTCGAGCGCATCCTCGAGGACTTCAAGTACCAGCTGCGCGAGAAGCTGCGCACGGCGTACTACACCAACCGCAAGGCACAGCCGATGCCGCCTAATTCCATCACTAACCCGCAAACACACGCATAATGTCGGATATCGACTTCACGACCTGGAAGCACTGGAAAGAGTTGCCTACACAGGAAACCTGGTGCCTCATTGCATACCGTTGGAAGGCCGTCGGAGACCCTTCGCGCATCCGGTACCAGGTAGATCGCACCATCCAAGGCGAGGCCCGCTGGTGGGGCACTGACCCGCTCCGCGGACCCTTCGAGATACTTGGATGGAAACCTTTTGACCCCATCTCCGTACAGGAGGCCATCAACCTTGAAACCATCAAGCAATGACACCGGAAACAATTCAAGCCATGCGCGACCTGCGCGCAGAACTGCAAGGAGTAGACAACGCCATCAAAGCCCTCAACCCGCAGCTGTCCCTCGGCATCGCCATGGCACTCACCCTCATCGACCGACGCATCCATGGGCCAGCCAGTTGAGGAGTTCCGGAAGCTGGCAGCGGCCTACAACATGGCGCCGCACCACTTCCACAAGGACAAGCGTGGCTTCATCATCGTGACCCGGCAGGGCATCGACTACCTACAGGCCCACCTCGGCATCGTGGTGACCTTCGAGACGGTGCTGGAGTGGTCCGACCCGGAGGCCGGCCGGTACGTCATCAAGGCCACCGGCACGATGCCGCGCAAGGACGGCAGCCCGCACGTCATCTCCAGCTTCGGCGAGACGAGCAAGGCCAACAACACCAACCCCTACCCCGTCGCCATGTGCGAGAAGCGCGCGCTGTCGCGGGTGGTGCTCAAGCTGGTGGGCATGTACGAACTGGGCGCGGTAGGTGAGGACGAGCTATGAATCACGCCTCGCTATTTAGCGGCATTGGTGGCTTCGATTTGGCCGCCGAGTGGATGGGGTGGACGAACGTGCTCCACTGCGAGCGCGACCTGTTTTGTCAGCGCGTATTGAAGTACCATTTCCCTAATGCAAAGACCTACAACGATGTCAAAACATTCGACGGCACCGAATGGCGAGGACGGGTGGACATCCTTACCGGAGGATTTCCTTGCCAGCCCTACAGCTCCGCAGGAAAGCGACTGGGGAAAGACGACGAACGCCACCTGTGGCCCGAAATGTGTCGCATCATATCAGAGGTTGCCCCGGCCTACGTTGTGGGCGAAAACGTTCGCGGCCTGCTTAATTGGAACGGCGGCGTGGTCTTCGAGGAGGTGTGCGCTGACTTGGAAGCTATGGGGTACGAGGTTTGGACGGGCCTCATTCCAGCTGCGGGCGTTGGCGCACCACACAGACGAGATCGGGTATGGTGGGTTGCTCATCACTCCGACAGCGACGGAACGATGCGAAGACCCGAAGGAGATGCGAGCCAGGGCGCAACGCAACGGCTACAACAACGGAACGAAGTACAACGGTCTGACGAGTCAGGTAGTTTACGGGATGCTACCGACACCAAATGCATTCGACTGGAATACAGCGAGGAGCGAGCAAGCACATGCCAAAGCAAAGCAACAACACGGCAGCGCACTACAGGACACACTACGTCAAAGGGCTGGGCAGGGTTTCCAACTCAACCCCCGGTTTGTGGCGGAGATGATGGGCTTCCCCGTGAACTGGACGGAGTTACCTTTTCAAAGTGGAGAGCCGAGTCAATCAAAGCCTACGGGAACGCCATAGTTCCGCAGGTGGCCTACCAAATCTTTCAAGCAATACAGACGACCCATGATAACTGAACTGCATGGCATATGGCTGTGGATTGCAGGCGTCCTCGTCCTCGGTTATTTGTTAGTGAATAACATTGACCTGCGGTGGAGATTAGCAAAAGCAAACGGGCGCATCCGCAACCTGGAGAGCAAGCTGTGGACCAACGACGTCGAGGCCATCCTGGACGAAATCCTGGGCGATCCCGATGAGCGAGCTTGACGACTTCTTCGACGAGGCAGAGCTGGACAGCACCACGCTCATCGAGGTGCGACGTGTTCGCCTCGAGTCACTTATGCAGTGCACCGTCCTGTGGGACGACGAGGCAACCCTCGACGCCATCATGTACGGGCCGATGGATGACCAGACCTACCACCACCTCAACCTGCGCCTCATCGCGCACCTCGACCGGCCCGATTCACGCGGCCGATGGACACAGACACAGATGGCAAAGTTTATCAAATCCTTTACTAATGAAAATCACGATTAACGGCACCGTCAAGGCGGTGCAAGAGCCCAAGACCTTCGCCTCCGGATTCACAGTATGCGACGTCCTCATCGAGGCCGGCAGCAACATCTACCCCGTCACGTTCAAGAAGGACGACGTGGATGAAGCCCTGGCACTGGTGGCCGAGCACCCGATCACCCTGGAGTGCTGGCTGAACAGCCGGGAGTGGAACGGCCGATACTTCGTCGAGCTGAAGTACGCAGGCAAGCCGGAAGAGGCTCCTGCTCCAGCTCCGGCCAAGAAGCCGCTGGCAGGACGCACCACCAACCGGATGGCACCACCGTCAACCCCAGCGCCCAATGACCTCCCCTTCTGATTACGACAACTACATGGTGGTGACGAGCATGGAAGCCTTCCTCATCAAAAACTACGGCAGCCTGACCATGGCGGCTGGCAACCTCAAGGTCAGCCCGCAGACCATCAACAACTGGCTGAAGCGTAACCCGCGCGGGCTGCTGAAGCACATGCCGACTATGGTGCAACAGTGCAACGTCACCGAGACCCAAATCATGGGCGAGGTGCTGTACCACGAGGAGTACCTGCAGAGCATGGGACAACGGTGAACAACTACCTCCAGCTACCGACAGAGGCTGCCGCGCACTTGCGGCGGCTCTCTGCGGTGCAGCTGTACATATGGGCCGACGCGTGGACCTTCCAGCAGAACGGGCAGCAGGCCTACCGCTCCAACGCGAAGCTGGCGCAGATGCTCGACATCTCACCGCGCAGCGTGTCACGTGCCATCCAAGGCCTGCACGAGGCAGGCATGCTGTCCGTACGCATCCAGCAGGAAGGCGAGACCGTCAAGCGGTACGTCACGGCGACCCTACCGACACGAACGTCACCCCCCGACACGAACGTCGTGGGGGTACCGACACCAACGTCGGGGGGGTACCGACACGAACGTCATGGGGGTACCGACACGAACGTCCACATAATAGATAAGAAGAATATAGAAGTTAATAGAGAAGTTAAAAGAGAAACGCGCACGCGCGAGGTGGTTTGGCCTTTCGATTCTGACCAGTTCATGAATGCCTGGAAGGAGTGGGAGGCCGATCGCCGCGAGCGACGCGTCAAGCCCTACACCACCCGCGGCCTACAGACCGCACTACACCGGACCGCACTACACCGCCTCCAACAG